AAAATACTAGGATCTAATGATGGATAAATAACTCCATTTTTAATAGCACCTTCAATATCATAAACATTTCCAGAATACCCAAAATCAGAATCATATAAATTTAAAAATTTAACGCCTACTACACTTTGAACGCCTTTAACATTTGCAATAGTAGTTGTAATATCTGATTTACTAATAGGTTGATTTATCTGCCAACGATCAATATTGAAAAATTCTACCAATTGATTTATACATTTCAATAAAACTTCATTACTGTTATAATTCGGTAATACCGAAATTTCAAAGTCTATACCTATATTAATAATAAATGCATCTTTGATATTTACTGCATCTGTTAATATGCGATAATAACCTAAATATGTTTTCAAGTTTTCTTTAACTGCTTGATTTAATTCAGTTAAATGTTTTGAATCATTGAAACCCAAAACATACATATTCATTGCCAATGGATTTGCAATTCTAGTATCTAAAGTTTCTTTTTGTGAAATTTGATCATCTGGAACAATGTATACTTTAGCAACAGAACCGAATTTAGCTGGCATTGAATAGGTTCGAACAACATAATCTTCTCGAGTAACTAAACGATTCTGAGTTGCAAAATACGCCATAGCATTGTTCTTGATATCAATTACACTTTCTGCAGATTTAGCACCAGTAGCCGGAACAGCATTATTTACAGCAACCGTAGTTTTCACAAAATTAACCATGCTAGCATTATTTGTGGAATTGATATTATCATCGTATGAAACTGCATCTAGTTGGGTTATGGTATTAGCGGCAACATTTTCTGATATTCCATTTGCTACAACATATGTTACTGTTAATGTAGTATTAGCAGGAGCTTGTCCATATGTTCTTGTATATAAAAAATTTGCCGGGTCAATATCAACATCAATAGGACGACGGAAACCAGCCAATCCATTACCAACATTATCTGGATTTGGAACTATTTCTTCATCATTATTAAATGATATTCCAGAACCAAATTGAATTTCCAAGAAATTATCACTTCTCAATCTAGTAACAAAACGTTTAGCTGTTTTTCTAAGTTTTAACAAACTAGGAGATGATGATCTAAATACTGATGATTCTGGATCATTTTCTGCTAAATTAGGAACAGATTCAAATACAGTATCTTGTGCTAAATATGGAACTTCATACCAATTATCTCCATCAGATTCTTCGACGGATAAAATTTCTACTATGTTTGTATCAGTTAATAAAACTTTATCATATGCAATCGGTGAACCGAAAGTAAATGTTTTTGTTTTTATTTCACCCGATACTACTTTTACTTGCTTCTTCAATAAAAAGTAAGTTGGAGTTTTTGTAGTAGGATCAACTTCATATACAGAAACTTCTGTTGGATCTAGTGAAGATGAAAATGAAAAATCAATTGAATCTAATGATCTAAACATTACAATCCCAGATTTTGCACGTAAACTATTAATAGAAAGTGCATAATCATAATCCGGGTTCACATTTGTTCCAGTACCAGATGCAGGAACAAGTTGAAATACATCCAAAGTTACTTGTGATGGCGTTACTGTTTGTGCCTTGTAACCCAATGTTGCTGCAATATCAAATATATTTGCTTGTTCTGTTGCTTGATTCATTAAAGTTTCACGCAAATTAGTATCAGCATAAAAACTTAAAACATCTCCAACATATGCAGACAATTCTATAAATACATTACCAGGTGATGCATCATTGAAATCAGTATATGTATCAGGAAAGTATTGTTTCGTAAAATCAATCAAGTTTTTCTTGAATTGACCAAAATCTTTACCTAAATATGATATTTCTTTTTTTGTTTCCATGTACTTGTTTCATTTAACTAACAATGATTGTTCCCGTTTCAGTTCCTGTAATTGTAATGCTTTGAACAAATGCAGATTGCTCAACTGTAAATGTTAATGTTATTTTAATATAATGTTCAAATGTAGGATCATCTTCTGCTGTTATGATTTCTATATTTTGTATGTTAATGTATGGAGTAAAATTTGCAATTGCTGTTTCAATAACCGTTTGGATTTGTTCTTTAACAATCATTGTATTAGGTTCAAATACAATTTTCTTTAAATTGCATCCGAAAGTAGGATATCCATATCGTTCTCCCGGGAATGTTAAAATCAGATTTTTTAAATTAGCAAGGCCTTGTTGATCAGCACTAGTCAACGTTTCAAATACACCATTCTTAGAAAAATTTATGCTAATTCCGCGTGGGGTATTAATTAAACCAGAAACTGCGCTAGATACTACAACATATGACATTACTTGATTCCTTTTTTCTTATCAATTGCTTTCATTAATGCAGAATAGTCACGATTCATTGCCTTAGCAATCATTGGATCTACTTGCAATACTTTATCCGTTTCTGGATCATGCATTACTTGAGATGCAGGTTGTTGATTGCCACGAATCATTCCGAAACCTTGAGCATCTGCAGACGTAAAACTCAATGTATCAACATCTTCATTAACTAGATCAGCAAAACTAGATATTCCAGTTCCTGATTCTCGCATCGACGGAGTTTCATTTAAAATATCTGCAAAGCCCGTTGATTTAAATTGAACTTTATTTTTAACACCTTTTGTTTCATGAACCATTCTAGGTGGCACTTGAACGGTATTAGATTTTACTGCTTGTTTCGGCTGTGACATCTCATTAATAGTAGATTGTAACCCTTCGCGAAGAATCTCTGTTAATTCTTCTTTTATAACTTCACGCACGGCCGATTTAAGTGCTTTTATTAATGTTTTAGAATCCATATGATATCTTTTATTATAAATATCCGAATCAATAGTTTATGCCCATTCCCCATGAATCTATAACGAGCTTAGGACCATATATTAATTTATTTTCCGTATCAATATAATAATCTCCTATTTTTCCTAGAGATTGATTTGGCGTACCTGGTTCTTGATATACTTTACTAGGAGCTTCTAATAATGATGATAATAAATCACGTTGTTGTTGAAGCAGTGATTGAATTGCATCAGAACGATCTTGCAAATCATCATCTGATACATTTAATTCATTGTAGAATTCTGACGGTAACAAATCATTGTAATCTCCTGTTCCATCACCATCTCCTGTTCCATCGCCATCTGTATCTAATGTAGGTATTTGTAGTGTTTCTAATCCATCTAAATCGCCGTTACATGTAGCAGCCACTTTCTGAATAGCACTTACCAATGGAGGAACAATTGTTGCAAGTTTCGATGTTAAACTTGCAGGAATTGATTTGAATTGATCTAATGATGCAATTGCATTGGCAATCGTTGCATCTTGAATTGCAGTTAATTGTTGTGCAATAAATAATGGGGCCGTTACTGGATTAGAAAGTTGAGCCAATGCAATTGCTGATTTGACTGCTGCCGCGGTTTTTACAATCGATTGCACTGTATTAACGGTGGTTTGTATTTTAGGAATGTTTTCTTGCAGTTTAGTTATTTGTTTTTGAATTTGTGCTAAATCATCTTTGATTTTTTTCACATTTGGATCATCGCAAGATACACCTTTCGGAAGTTTAATTGATGATTGTACTGTTTTATTTACTGAATCAATCAATTTATCCGTTTGCTGATTGATTTGTTTAACTATTATATTAACCCCTTTACCAGGTAACTTGGGAATAATATCAAATGGAGGTGTTAGTGCTGACATATATAACCTTTAATACGTTTGTCGTTTTATAAAATATTTAGAACTAAGCAGTTTCTGCAAGTCTCGTTGAGCAGATGAAATGTTTGATTTATCTAAAAATGTTCCTGTTAAATGTGCTGCTTGTATAGGAACATTGAGTTGATTTAATATTTTTTGTAGAACCGTAAGCAATACATCTCCATGCACCATGGAAATTTCTGCATCATCACTTCCTATTCTAACTTCACCGGTTGTATTCAATATGATTGCTGATGGAGCATCGATTATTGCAACATCTGTTTTAGCTTTAAGTATAATGCGATCAGCTGTACCAATGAGTTGTGATTTAGAAAATCTGGATTCGGATGGAGTAAAAACACGTAATGGATTCTTTTCATTTTTAGAACCTAATGTTAATGTTTCTAGACGTTGAGTTGAAGTTAAATATATTGCAGCTGAATCATCTTGTACGTGTTCTGTTTCAAAACTATCCGCTTCATTTATATGATTGTTTGAAATAATAGTGATTGGATCTCCGGGCGTATCGCCTGACCATGTAGGTTGTTTTTCTATTTTTAGATTTTCAGTTGCAACAGTGCTACCAAATCGAATACTATTTCCCCAACGTCCTTGCAATAAAATATCACCTTCAAATTGTTGAAGATTTGAAATGATGCGTTCTTTAAATGAATTTCCGGGTGCTGCAGAACCAGATATACGAGCATCAGCTACACCTGGTATTGAATTTAAATTGATATCCGAACTTATTGTTAATGTAGTTAGATAAAACCATTCTGTTTTACGTTCTTCAACATTTGAATCTGCTCGGTATGCTCTAAAAACTAAAACATGTTCACCAACTAGCGGAATTTTAGATGAATTCAAATCTGCCGGCTTAGCAACGATTGGAGGTGACCATGTTCCTGTCTGTATGATGGAACAATTGATCATGTAAATGTTTTTTACATTGCGATCAGTAGGTTCATTTTTTTGTTTTATTTCTTTGTCAATTGATTGATCATATGTATTACTAGGGTTCACTGCAGTAACTTCTGCAATGTAAAATGATATAGCATTAGAATATGGAGTGTTACTCATTATTTCCCGTCAACTTGCTTTTTGCTTGATTCATTTTGTTTTGAAATTCAGTGTCTTGGATATCCAATTGTTTCAAATCTCGAATTTCATCTTCTAGTTCTGTTTCCAATGTAGATTCTGCCATGCGAATCAATTGCATTTTTTCTTCATCACTAAGTAAAGAATCAGCACCAGCAATAGTTTGTTTAGTTGAAATATATCGCTGAACTATTGCAGTAAGCTTAACAAGGTGGTCATCATTTTTAACTGCAACATCTAAATATTCTTTAATGAGCGGAACAATTATAGTTGCATCTGATGCATTTTTAATTAGAGGCTGTAATTGAGCAATCAATTGAGTTATTTGCCGATCTTTTTTTTTGCTGTTGTGGTATACATCAGACATTAAATCTGCAAATGATGTGCCTTTGAAAATTTCTTCGTTCTTATCCATTTTGAAACATTTATATAAATATAAATATCAAAACGGCAATTTTATGAATTCTGTACGTTCGTATTGCTTAAATTTATCTTCATATATTTGTTTCAATGTTTTAACAACCCGGGTAATGTTATTAGTTTCCATTCCGGTGCGCTCTCGAATCAAAATATACAAAGCCTTTTTGTTGAAATCTTCTATGTTTGCACGCGTTTCAAAAATATGCAATACTGATTCAGCTACATGTATGTCAACGGAATTTGAAAATATATAATTCAAATTATCATAACAGAATTCAATGTAAGCATCCATGAAGTATTCTAACGTTTCGCGCATTTCATCATTGTGAATTTCTGTAATTATGTTGCGTTGTTCATCAACATCAATAACTTGTGTATCGGCTTTGACCTTAGCATATCCTTTTTGATTCTCTGCAATCAAATAATTGAATGATGTACGCGTATAATAAGAATATGCTTTGCCATTTTCTGGTTTGAATTTGTCTAATCGTGCTGTCAAGAATGTAACAAGATCTGTTTGTAAATCATTAAATGATGAATCAATATAATCTGGTTTTATCTTGTTGATCAAATTTTCAGCCATTTTCATAAACGCCGGGAAAATGAATCTACGATATATTTTTTCTCGCAAAGCTGGAGAATCTTCAACTTTATTGTAAGCACATATAGCTACGTCTGTAATTTTTGTGAAATATATGTTACTTTGTTTTTTAGCTCTCTTGCTCATCAAATTCCTCTTTAAGTTCTTCAATTACTTGTTTCAATAATTCAAATGTTGTTCCTGCTTCATCATCTTTTTCAAATGCACCAATACGATCAATCTTTTGCATTGCATCATATGATTGTTGAATTCGAGCATACATGTATTCATTTGTTTGTTGAACTGAATCAATCAAGTCATCAGTATCAGCAAGTATGCCGGCAAGTATATAGGCTCTGTAACCAAAATATACTGCGGCTCCTGTAGTTGCAAGTGATAATAATATAAGTGCTACCATAATTAATCTTCAAGTTTAAATGCACTAAATATATCCGTTAACGACTTTTCAACATCTGGATTATTTTCTGCTAAATTTTTCAATCCATTGCTTCTTTGCGTTTTGCTTTTTTCTGCAACCGGAGCTGGAGTTGATGTTTTACCATTTCTCCAACGTTCATATTCAATTACTGATGCCATATGATCTGCATGATGCAAAATGATTGGAAGATTGGTTTTCAATTTAGCTTGTGGTGATCTAGCAACAAAATAAGATTTATTTGCATCATCATACATTCCATCATGAATCTTGATTGCTTGATATTCATTCCAAGACATTTTAACTTCATATTCTTGCAACAACCAAACTGATAAATCTGGTACTGCTGTAAATGGAATATTTGCATTTGTTTTGTAAAGTTTGCCTTGATTCTTGCGATGCCAATCTGATGTTTCTACTTGATATACTTCATTGCCTTCACCTGGAAATCCTGCTTTACCTAAATCATGATGCATTGCTGCAAACATTAATTCTTCTATAGTATATCCGGACATATCTGCACCTGATGATTTCCATGTTGCATATAAATTTTGCGAACAATCAATAACTCGAAGTACATGATCTACATATCCGCCGGCAAATGCATTATGAAAATGTTCCATGGAAGATGCTGGCATAAATACCATTCGATCTTCAAATGCATCATACATTCTATTTAATGCATCTTTACGTGTAGGAAATGAATCATTAACTAAAAGACGGTATTGTTCCCAGTTTGATTTGATTTTTTCTGCTTCTAACATAACTTATTATAATGAATTATTTACGTAATTCCAATGTTTGTCCTGATACGAGCTTCGAAACGCATACAGAACATGTAATTGCCGTTGCTTTTTCATCTACTCGTTGACAAATTTCTTCGCAATATTTGCATTGCATTCGTTTGTAACCTTTTGGAGGTGTTGAGGATTTCGTGCTTCTCATTCTCTATCAATAAAATATTTTGCTGAATCTAATTTCTTAAGAGCCGTTGCTAAATTATGCAATGCAGATGCTTTATCTATTTTGTCTTGTTGCAACATGAGTCCGGTGTTTCTGATGATTTCTCGAGCATCTTCGATGTCATCAGTAATTTGAGCTTTGTAACGATAATGTGCCATAACTTTTCCTTTTTTTAATTTATAATAAATATGATTAATCTAAAATCAATGATGT